ATTCAATTTTCCATGAGTAGGTATCTGATTTACCAAGAACTAAAGGCACTTAAATTTAATACGTCTAAATATCAGGGTAGACCCAATTAACAACTAAAGCAATCTTTAATGGAACTTCAATTCAAACTCATCGTTTCCACTGTTAGGCAAAGCCCTGTAACCAATATCCAACATTTGATAACCTTCATTGTCACCTTGAGCAATTGTCTCTAATTGAGTTGTACTTGCGGTAAATGTAATCTTATTACCTGCTGTTTGTCCGTGTTGATGGGTTAGATTCCCTGTCGCTGTTGAATTAACAATTTCATAAAAGTTCTTTGTTCCTAATCCAACTGATTCCAATGAAACACTTCCAGAACTTGCGCGGTCTGTAATCCTGACAGTTTTAGAACTACCAACTAATTCAGAATAGTAAAGATTGTTATTTTGCTCAAAGCTAAATGACTGCAATGAACCTGCATAAGAATGGAGCTGGAAAGCAGTTGTGTTTGTACTGTTGGCAACAACTGGGGCTAATTGAGCATAGGTCGGAGTTAATATTGCTGTTGCTGTTGGTGCGTTATATAAACCTAGAAAATTAAACACGAATTTAGGTGTATCGGCTGCCTCGATTTGATAAGTAAAACTTCCTCTTGCTCCTGTCAATTTGTGAAGTGAGCCATCTATATAAACACCAATTGTCAAACTATCAGCCGTCTCTAAATTCGTCTCTGGCGCAAATACGTTTTGACTTGCAGTCGAACTTTCTACCAAACCACATCCAAGTAAAAGATCTTTGTAATCTGGTGATTGTCCGGCTGTGCCGCTTGGCGTTGCTTCGATTGTTGCGGTCAAGCTAACGTGTGTATTTGTTTGTATAAAAGGTCTAGAGCCAAACTTTCCATCAATCGTATTCCTATCTAAAACTGTTGCAGCAACGGGTTCAATAGAAACTTCAGTTGCTAATACTGCATCAGTTCCCGCTAATGTTGCCGCTGACGCATAAGAGCTTTCTTTTTTGGCTGCTAACAGCGTCTTTTTAGTCTTTAGAACAGCCATCTAACCCAATCAAATTTACAATATGTCTACATATTAAACGAAACTTGCTATTTAAGCCTAGACACTTCCTAAATCATTATTTAAGGTTCGATATTTAATTTGATAAGAACAGGTAATAACTCCCGCAGGTTGATCAGCATCAACAGTTTCATTTGTGGTTCCTGTTGGTATAACGTCCATCGTATAACCGCCCAACGTTGAAATCATAATTTTATTATGCAAGCTTTCCACTATTGGATCGGCAACCTCATCAGGGGTATCGCCTCGAACGATCACAGAAATTTGTAGTTCTAAAGTCCAATCGAGAGTAGCTAGTGAAGTTGTTTGACTTGCGTTATCTGCGCTCCATGAAATTAATAACGCCGGACTCTCTGCCCGACTTAATGCAGTAGATCTTGATCGATAAATGCGCGTACCGACTGAAGTAGTACCACTCAAAGCAGCCTTAACAGCGTCTAATATGCTTTCTCGTCTTGTTGTCATTAAACCTTAGATAATGAAATTTGACGGGTTAGGCCATCAATATCAGCTTCATTTGTTCGCACCGTATAACTAACATCTTTCCCTGTCGAATCTTGCACCGTTAAGGTATCACCAAATTTTAACGAACTAAAATCAGAATTTTTAACATGTAAAACATAATCAACTGATAAAACTTCACCACCTGCCAATACTGAAGTCGGTTGATCTAAATAACCACGACCAACAATTGAACCACTCTTAACCTGTTGGGTTTCATCAACGTTGAAAATCGCGTCTAGAGAATCACTCGCTATCGACACTTGCTTTTACCTTTTTAGTTTTTGATGCAGTTGGTGGAGCTGGAGGTAAAGAAGCTTCTGGCATTGAACATTCTTCAATCGCTTCTGTTGCTCTACCTTGATTGATTAATAATTGGCCCTCAAAATCTTCAACGTCGTGAACTATTCCGGCCTCAAAATGTTCACCTTTTATAAGAATAGATTTGTTTAACTTGATTTTCATAAGAAAAAAGGGGCCGTTTCCGACCCCACGATTATCTAATTAAAGAGTTGTTGTAATGTCCTTAATAACCCCGAAACTTACAGGGTTTCTAACAACTACGTCCATGCTTAGAACACCGCGAACGGAACTTAAAAGCTTGGAGAAATCGTCAGAATCTTCACCAACTTGAATCTCTAATCCACCCCATAGGCAAAGAAGACATTGTGAGAAGTCACCAAAGATAACCGCTGAACAGTTATTAGATGATGAGCCCTTAGTCAATGTGCTTGGAACCTGCATTGAATCCAAGATTGGATAACCGTTAAAGTTTGCAGGTGTTGGGCCTCTGCCTCCTACTGAGTAGTTGAGGTTGTATAGATACTGATTAGTTGTATCCTTTAACTTTTTCAAGTCATTAACAACCTTGCCGTTAGTGATGTACTTAGTAGTAGCACCGTTCACAACACCGTTGTCAATAACAACGTTGCCCTCTAGGTTAATCAGCATATCGGCTGTAACCGCGCCGCCATTAGTTCCTACGGCAATACTATTTACTCCACTGGTGTTTAAAATCCCGGTCGGCTCGCCTGAACTACCAGAACCATTTAGCACAGCAGAATCAAGAGCTAACTGAAGATTCTGTGTCATATCGGATCTAATCAAGTCTTCAATTTGTGGAAGACCTTGTAGCACCTGTTGCCGTGAGTATTTTTCCAAACTGGCAACGTTTTTAGGTGTTGCTGTTAGTTGCTCGAATGTACTGTTTCCGGCGGTTATTGCTGTTGTTTGCGAACTGAGCCAATAAGTAGATCCGGTTGTTGACCTCTTAGGGATCACCAAATCACCCTGACAATCGGCCAAGGTTTTTACACCCGCCTGCATTGCAATCGACGAATTGTATAAGTACTCGACGAAATCTTGAGGTCTGTATTCATCAGCTACAAGATTACCTCCAACGTTTGCCGTTGATGTGACGTATGTGGCACGTTGCTCTGGAACCAAAGCAGACAAGGGAATCATAAAGCTATTAGAAGCCGTTCTCTTGCCGCCCTTTAATTGAACCTCTTCAGAGATTTCACGGATTAAACCCGCACCCCTTGAAGACCAATCATTTGTTTGAACTGCCTTAATACCATCAACAAGGCGCATTGCTCTTAATTCCTTTTCAGGAACATCAGGCGCGGATGGAACAGATTCAATCTGTTGTGATTTATCGCTAATGATTTTAAGAGCTAGTTCTCTAACGTCATTAACAGAAGTACCCTCACTAATAAAGGTATCTTTCTTTTCTTCTCCTAATTGATGCTCATTGCATATAAGAGAGATAGATCTTATGCGGTTGCGCTCATCTGAAGCAGCTTTTTTTGATGCCTCATTACGCACCACCGTTAAGTCAGGGGTGTCAGTCATTTCAGTTTTTTCTGAAGGTTTACTTTGTGGCGCGTCAGAAGACGCAACGGCGATATTACGCTGTGTTTCCATATTACTAGATTCTTGCTGTGTAGGCATAGCAACTTTAGTTTTCTTTTTCTCTAGCTCTTGCGCTCTTCCTATTCCAATTTCTGGATCTGCGGCGATAACGGCGATGCTAATTTCGGCTGGCTGCCACGCACGAACGAGATAACTATCTTTGTCGTCATCTAGTCTTTCTACCTCATTTACTGAATACCCTACGCTTACGCCGCGTAATATCCCATTTTTTACATCGTTATAAACTTCAGAAGGGAAAGGGTTATCGCTGAAACGAACACGGGCATAACCACGCTCATTTTTTAACCATGCTTTTTCTACTACGCCTATTGGTTTGTTTGGATCATGGTTAAACAGTAAAGGGGCAGCATCATTTAAACGTGAAAAATCGATTGCTCCTTCACGGTGATCTAACACCTCATTGCCTAATACACCCCTATTTACTGGGTTCGTACTTGAAAAAGGAAACTCAATTGTACGATCTTCTTTTATATCAAATTTAACGGGTTCGGATCGGTGTTGTATTTGATTTTCTAAATCACGTTTCTTTTTTTCCATTAGTCTGTGAATCACTTTCATCTATATTAATACCACTTTGCTGTTTAGGCGTATTAAGCGTATTAGTAACAGTCGTATCGAAAACGAGTTGTAGTTGCGCCGCTGCATCTAGTTCTGCTTTTCTAGCTGGTAAAAATTCTTCAATATCCGATGATGAAAATTCGCTAATAACTTGCGCCTGAGTTTTAAAGCCTGCCTTAACCGCCGCGACCGATGCCGCAATTTCTTTTTGAGGATCTACATGAGAATAGCCTCTATGCAGGAATTTAATTTTTCTATATTTATCGGGGTCTAACTCGTAATTCGGTAAATCTAAATTTCCACTCAATACGGCAAGTTCCAACCATAAATCAAACAAAGGCTGTAAAAATCTTTCTTCTAAGTATTTCTGTATGCGCT